TACATTGTAACTGTAATTTTTTCAAACTCTAATCCTTTTTTCTTATGACGAGATAAAATACATTCAAGACATTTCTTATTCTTATATCCATATTTGGCATAGTCATGTAAATATACTCCCTCATTTTTTAATGCAGAATAAAATTTACTGTCTGAGAATTTTACTATTCTCCTTTTAAAACCATATTTCTGTCTTTCATATTCTCTTTGTTTATTTTTATAATGAACTATTCTGCAAGTAGGACAAAATTTGCCAACATATCCATGAGTATATTTTACCCTGATTTTACACATTCTGCATATTATATAATGCCTAGTTCTTTTTTGAAATTTAAATTTTGGTTTTGTTCTTAACTTTCTATTACAATCAGGACACCTTAAATTTTCCTTATCCAACCAAATAGAACATCTTCCACAGAATTTTTTATACAGATACATACTCATAAAGACATTTATAGCTGACTCTATTATAAGTTTTATGAATATTTTACACGTTTTTTCAATGGCAGGAGTAGGGGAAATCCTTTCCCATGAGGCAGCACAGCAAGGCCACAAGTCCATAGTCTTACAAATGCGTTCATTAGATCCATTCGGCTTTGGAGAGTATTATGGAAACACAATTTACTTTGATGACCAGGCAAAGTTACTTCAAATGGCTTATGAATTGTCACATTCCGCAGATTACATAATTTTACACGATTTTGTCGAGTTTTATCGTGAATTTCCAGAGAATAAATTAATTTTATACTTTCATGGAACAAAATTAAGAAATATACTAAAAAATGATGCCGAATTTAACAGGATTAACGAAAAGTTCAAGATAATTGTGTCAACATTTGATTTATGCGAGATACTTTCAAATGCTAAACACATTCCAGCTCCATGTGATCGTAAACTTTTCAACAAAAAGACAGAAAAAAATAACAAGTGGCTAACGATAAACCGTGATTATCAGGGTGAATTTATAGAAAAAAAGATTAGATCAAAATATCCACAGGTCGAATACAGGAACAGGCAAAAGGAAATCATACCATACAGGGATATGCCAAAGCTTTTAACGCAATACGAAAACTATGTAGATTGGAAATTTGACTACTCAAAACCTGAGCCATTGACAATTAATGCTCCAAGTTGTACTGCGATTCAGGCACTTTCATGTGGTTGTAGAGTATGGGATTTTAACGGTCTTGAGTTATCTCCAATGCTTCTCTTACTGCACGACTCAAAATTTGTATTTGATAGGTTTTTGGAGTTTTTAAATGAGCAGAAGTCTTGAAAAAAGCGAAAGATTACACAGGGTAATATGGGATCTTTGGGTATATCATGGAATGGGCGTACAACAGATAGCCAATCACATAAACTCAACTAACGAATTAAAAAGCGAGTTTGGCGAAGTATCACAACAAGGCGTTTATTATCACGTTGTAAAAATAAGAGATGAACTGGAAAACACAGTAAACGAAGATGCTTTGGATTCCTATGTCGGTGAGTTCATTCGTGCAAAAGAGGGCTTGGATTCCGACATAGAAGCTGTTGACAAACTCATTCAATCGGAAAAATCACAAGAGTTGCCAAATTCTGAAACACTAATCAAACTGATGAGGCTTAAACATGAGATTAAAGTTGACAGGTTTAAGCTTCTGCAAGATGTGGAACTTCCTATACGAGTTAAGAAGTTAAAACGAGAAAGGGAAAAGATGATTGGAACAATGCCTATAGCTAAATTGGAGATAAAAGATGGGGTTAGCGAGCAAGGAAACGCTGAGGATAGTAGCATCAGCGACAACTGAGGACATACCCCAAATACCTAAAAAGTTTTGGTGTAGCAACTCGGTTTCAAAACAAGAGTGTTGCTGTTTTTGGCATTATATTTTTTATCCTCATGGTGGCCCAGAAAGGGATGGGATTTATCATCCTGTGTACGAATACGAACAGGAGTTACTTCAATCCCTTAGTGAAAATAAGTGCGTTGCGGTATATAAGGCAACTGGATTAGGCATAACAGAGTTCATGCTCTTATGGTTAGTTTGGAAATCGTTTACAGATCCATTTTTTTACGGAAAGGTATGCTGCATCATTACAGGTCCAAACGTTGATCTTGCACAGGATTTGATTCTTAGAACAAAAGACTTTTTAATTAAAAAAGGACTACAGTATGTGGATCATGGAGCATACGAACTCGAAATCAACGGACATAGAATACAATGTTATCCGTCAAATAACATCCATTCAGCTAGAGGTATACCAAAAGTTAGTTGCTTTTTTGGAGATGAAGCAGCGTTCTTCAAACTCAAAGACGATTCCATTGTTAGAACCGTTGGAGAAAGATATATTGGTAAGTCAAATTCATGGGTTGTTTGGGTATCTACAGCAGGTGAAACTCCGACAGGGTTCTTCTTCGATATTATGGGGGAAAAAAACACCATCTATAAAAGACACCATTTTTATGTTGAAGCTGGCCTTAAAACAGATTCGCAAACAAACACCTCTATCTTTTCACCACAATACATAAGCGAAGCAGCTAAGGCAAGGTCATTTGAACGTGAGTATCTTGGAGTATGGGGTAAAAACACAGGCGACATATTTACACCCGAAAAACTTGATGAAATAACATCAAAGGAATATGAATGGAATGAAGCAGATGATACAAATGATAGAATAATAGGAGCAGATCCAGGATTCGGCACATCAGAGTTTGGCATAGTCATAATTCAAAAACGCAAAGGCAAAAAAAGTGTCATATTTGCGGAATCATACAAACGTGCATCATATATTGACATGGTAGAAAAGATTGCCTATCTGTCAAAAAGGTTTAACACCAAAAAGGTGATTTGCGATTCCGCAGTTCCAGAAATAATCAAGGATCTTAGGGATAAATACCACTTAATAGTAAACGGTGTTTCTTTTGGCTTGCATGGTGAACGTATGCTTAATTACTCTGTCAATCATGTCGATAATCTCTCGGTAGAAATACACCCAATGTTTAAAAAATTAAAATCACAGTTAATGACAATCAAGACAAACAAAAAAGGGTTGCCAAACAAGACTACGCAAAATCCATTCGACATAGGTGATGCGTTTCTACTGGCTATGTATTATTATAAACTAGGTTCTGGTGTTATAGCTGGTATCGGATGATAGCCTTTTTAATTTCTTAGAAAAGTCCGCAACAAATGACTTCCAACATCCTATTGTAACTATGGGTATTATTCCATTCATGTGCGAAATATAATACATTACGTTTACATCAGTTGTTTTTTGCAACCTTTCCATAACCATTTCATCAGTTATATACATGGGAAATCTGACTATTTCATATATTAGTTTATCTGCTAATTTTTCAATTTCAGGGTGTCGCATAAGTGGCTTATTGTCTATTGGAGCATTAAGCAATACTTTCTAATAACAAACTATAAATATAAAAAGATAATGGTTTTGTTTTTAAAACTAAACGAAAAAAAGTGGGCTTATGGCGATTATACGGATTCGGCTACCTTTGACTTAAGCGGAACAGTATATACTGACGACAAACTATCGACAACTGCATCAATAGCTTCATTTACACCCACACTCAAATTCGTCAATCAGGAAAACAATGTCGTTTATTCGACAACATCAGGCATAACTGTAAGTGCAGGCTCAGGAGTATTCACAATCAAATTTACAGTCAACAATGCACCAGCACTTCATGGCGGTTATCGCATGAGAATCATACTTGAGGATTCGACAAACAGGCTTACCTGTGTAGGCGTAAACGGTTCTGACGAAATGTTTTTTGAATAATTTATAATATAATTACTTCCTTTTTGACCAAAAGACAAAAAACCAATGTAAAATGGGCGATATTTATAACTCAACTAAGCAAAGTACGACCACAAAACGTAAAACTTTACCAAAAATCGTAGAAATCAAACCAGAATATACTGGAACATTGTCGGTCTTAGAGGCATTTAATCACAGAAGCGAAGTCAATGAGTCAGATTTCGTAACGGAATTTGAACCAGATAGACCGTTTTCAGAGATGATAGATGCAATAAACAAAGATCCAAGGCTAGATATGGCAAGGGAAACCTATGTCCAAATGATTATGGGTTCTGGTATGAAAATTAAAATCAATAAAAACTCAACGCAGGAGATAGTCAATGACTGGCTTGCCGAAATTAAATTTGAGGAAATGCTAGAAGATGGGTTATATTCCTATGTCGGAGTAGGCAATCTTCTTTGGGAAAAAGCTCCAAAAAACGCAGACTTTGTAGAAATTCCTGTCGATACCATAAAATCAGTAATAAGGGATAAGAAAGGCAATATCAAATCATATCTGCAAGACGTAAACAACAAACACATTACCATTCCTGCTAAAGATGTTATTCATTTCAAGTTATCTAATGTATCAAGAGAGATTTGGGGTAGAGGAATATTCCACAGCATACTATCGGATTATGAAGATCCAAGATCGGGTAAAAAATACGATTCACCTCTAATTCAAATGAAAGAAATCGAAAACGCTATGGCAGAGATATTCCATGCCTACGCTAGTCCGTTGTTAATGTTCCAGTTTGAGGATGCTGGTGAGGACTTTATCAAACAACAGGCAGATGCTTTAAAGAAAGCAAAGCCAGGAATGAAGATTGTAACCGACAAGGCGTTTAAGGTTGAAAAGTTTGAAGTCAACGGAAATGCAAAGTTTGACGGATATGTCGAACATTTGCAAAGAGATGTTATAGAGCCTGGTAGCAAGTTTCCATTACAGTTTTTTAACGCAGGGTTTACCGCAAGGGCAGCATCAGAATCAACCGATTCCGTACTAATCAGAAAGGTCAAAAGGATTCAAAAACGTCTAGGATTACAGATAAGAGATGAGGTTATCATACCGTTTCTAAGAAGCTTGGGAAACAAAACAAAGGCATCAGACATTAACATAGTCTTTGAGTTTGAAAGCAAAGCCGAAATGACTGTTCCAGATGCCATAACATTGTATCGTGATAACGGCATCAAACGATCAGAACTAAGGCAATACATTCTCAAAACTACAGCATTAGATATTGATCAATCTGACATGAAAGATACTTTGCCAATTACATCAGTAACTCCGACTAACAAACTTACTTCCAATAAACCTGAAACCGAAGATGAAACTGTAGTTGAACGTGCTATGCAAGATTTAAAAACTATGGTTACCATGAGAGAAGAATTGGATCGTGCTGAAAAACGTAAAAAGACTGACGAAATAATTAAATTTATCAAGGAGCTAAAGGAATGATAAGGCTATACTCTGATCAGGATTGCAAATTTGTTCTTGAAGCATTGGATTTGGGCAGAGTCGAGCTTGGCAAGACAAACAAATATCGTGTTTATATGAAAAATACTGATCCTCAATGGAAGATAGAAAACATACTAGTCCAATCTGACAACTCCGAACTGGCCTTTGAGTTTCCGCAAGCATTAGGACCAAATCAAATTCAGGAAATTTTCATATACTGGACACCAAAATTAAATTCAAGAAAACCGCTAAGCTCTGAGTTTAAATTTTCTGGTGAAGTGCTTATTGGTTGACTTTTTCGCATTTAAACTATAGTGACGATTATGATCTTGATGTAGTTGTAGTTTCTTCAACTACTACTGCTGGTCGTAAGTTTATCTTTTCGCAAACAAGACACAAGATTGAAATTCCAATCAAAGTCATGGGATCAATGGTTGTTGAAACGGCATACAAAGGATCTCTATTCGGAACAATGAAATCACCTGTCAATTCGTTACAAACTGCATATTCGGGAAAGATAGGCATTACTGAGGCGATACCTGTAAACGGAAAATCATTATATAGTATAGAATCAGTATGTCAGGCCAACGGTAAAATGATGCAACCGACAGATATTAAAATGCTAGTTGAGGGCAAGAAAGACTTTACAAAGGTCGTTTCAATGCTTGAGGAATTTATTGAAATTAAGACACCAAACAGGAATCAGGTAAATTGCTAAAATTGGATTACATTACTTCTTATGTTTGGATTTAAAGAGTTACACTCATGGCTACTCGCATATCTGGATTAGCGATTACTCCTAGAGTTAGCAGAAACGGAATATTTTACTGGCCTCAAGAGCTGGCTAAATTTGACGGTTTAGAAGTTCCTCTCAGATGGAATCACGATCAATCACAAGAGGGAATAATAGGTAAGGCACGATTCAAGTATGACTCACAAAAAAATCAAGTTCGTTACGAAGCAGAAATTACAGATCCACGATTTCAGAAGTTTATAGATGAACATAATTTTCAAGTTTCGATAGGAGCTGAGGTTGCAAGAGATTCACAAATTTGCCATCCAGAGGGAAAAGGTTGTTTTGAAGCACCAATTTTATCAGCTCCTAAAGAACTATCAATCGTAGAAACTCCTGGTATTCCAGAATCAACATTAACAGTTATAGAAAATACATCAGTTCAAGAACCAATGGGAGTTTATCCAGATTTCGCATCATGTGTTGCAGCACAAATAGCCAAAGGACTTGATAACGATTCAGCAACAGCAATTTGCGGTTCAATGAAAAAACAAATGGAAGTTGATGTTACACATGAAATGATTATTACAAAAGAAGAAAATACTTCCAATAAACCAACCTGCTCATGTCAAAATATGACAGAGGAATCTCCTAAAGTGGAGAACGTAACCGAAAAAGTAGTAGTAGAAACTGAAAAAGTTATCGAAACTATTGATACCGCAAAAGTAGTAGATGCAGCAGTAGCAAAGATCCAAGATTCAAACGAGAAAACCCTGAAAAGTGTTATCTCTGAGTTGAAAGAAGCTTGGATTCCAAAGTCAGAAGTCACCGAAACATCATCTAAAAAATATGTTGAGGAAAACTTCACAGAGGAACAAGCAAAATCTTTCCTGAATAAAATCTTTGAAAACGGCTATGGCAGACTAGTCATTGATAAGGAAAACTGGATAAGAGCTCACACCGTTCCTGTAAATGGAACTCATGGTGATGTGCAAGAAGCAGTTTCTACCTCTGGAACAATTCCAGGAGTCGTACAATCTTCCGAGATTTCGATTCAACTAGGTTCAAAGACAGCAAAGCCAATCAGACAATTCGGACAATACCAATCTGTTCCAACTGGACAGAATACTGCAAGGTTTTACAGAATTACTGTGCCAAATGCAGGATCTATTACCGAAAGTCCAAATACGGACATCACAGCAGTAACACACACCCTAACATCCATTGACGTTACTTGTAACATCAGAGGATGGCGACAAGTTGTAGAAAAAGGCGAACTAGAGAATTTTCCAGCAGCGTTCCTGAACGCTTTGCGAGAAACTGCTAGACTCGAAGCAATTCGAGATGAGCATAAACTAGTTGTTCAAGACCTAGCTTCAACAGATCGTGATTATGGGGGAACAACTACAGCACCATACCACATAAGTGGAAGTGACGGTAGTGCAGTTACTACATCAACACTTGAAGATGCAACTGGCGAATTTGATGAAGATGGTCTAAGTTTCGCAAAAAGATACTTGGAACAATTAGGTCAAGACACAAGTCCTGGCAACCTAATAGCCTTTATCGCACCAAGAGCATTTGAAAGCCTAATGACTTCAAGCGGACTGACAGACTACACACAAATTGGTTTCGCAAATATCACAAGACTTGGACAACTTGAACAGTTGTACGGTATTGATATTATGATAACCAACGAACTACTGACAGCAGCAAATTCTCACAGAAACTTGGTTTGTGTAAAAGGCAAATCTTGGGGGTTAGCTTCACAAAGAGAGATGGAAATCGAACTTCAAAAGCTAATTAAAGGTCAGTATTGGGATGTTGTCTGGACACACAGAATCGGTGTAAACGTTCTCGATCCAAATACTTACATTATTGTAAGTTCCAAACAAGATTAGAAACTTTCTTTTTTCTATTCTTTTTTTATTTTTATTATGGATAGAAAGCGAGCTTTATATAGAATTACAGGTAATTTTGGAATTGCATTTTTTAGCCCTTTGGTCGGTGGGAATGTTTCTGATACTGTTTTTAATATAGATATATCATTTACTCAATTAATGATAATATCTTTATTAAGTGCATTACTTACAACAGGACTGGCAATTTCAAAAGAGGTAGCAGAATTTGGAAAAAAGTGGTAAAGACGATTTAAATGATTCACATAAATGTTTTATTGTTAAATTACTGTCTAGCTTTTTAATTTTAACTTAGTTTATATATAGTTAGATAGCTTGTGCCATATATGGAAAACATCATACTACTAGCAGTTGTTTCGGCAGTTGTTGGAGCTATGGCATCAACAGTTCAAGGATATTGGAAAGCTGAATCAGGCTACAGTATTAAAAAACTGGCTAGTGCGATCATATCATCAGGCTTTACCGCCTTTGGTGTTGTGAATCTGGTTGAAATACCAAATCAGGTAGAAACAGTAGGAGTCGTTGGTCTTGTAATCGCCAATTTGTTATTGGGATTCGGAATTGATCAAGCTCATGCTAAATTAGACAAATAGGTTTATACCTATCTTCATTTATTTTCTTGTATGTTTAGAGTATGCGTAGGGTGTAATTTTTTTGACGATCCATACGGACTTAAGAGGTTGTTGGATATGGGCGGTTTATACGACTTTATTCACACGTTTTTTATCATAGACGGAAGATACGCACAGAGGGATGATGAACCAGAACATGATCCTGCTTTTGTAGAATCAATAGTGAAACAGTATCGTAAAATTCATTTTGTCAAAATGTTTAATTCCAAGCAGATAGAAAAGAGAAACAAGTATTGGGAACTTGCAGAAGAATACGACATGGACTTTCTAATAGTCATGGATTCTGACGAATACGCCATAATAGATGCAGACAAACTTAACAAATCGCTTGAAATCTGTTCCACTAGGCCAGCATCATGTTTTCCTATATGGGAAGATCACCCACAAGTTATAACCATGCCAAGACCTAGACTGTTTAAAAAGCCATTTGACTTTAGGCATAAGGAATCACAGACTACAATATCTCATGGCTCTTTGTATAGAGGCGACAAGGAAATCATCAACGAAATGTATGAATGGTTCAAGGACCATCCAAAAAGAACAGGTATACCAGGAATTAAACTATATCACGATAAGACATATAGGACAAAGGATCGTATTATAAAAGATAGGATTTATTATGACAATGTTAAAAACCGTTAGTTAAAATAAAGTCAAACTCTTTCTCAAAACCATCATCATGTTTGACCTTATTCACAATTAGGGCATCTTTCCATTTGTCATAACCGTATACATAGAACGATTCTATGTATTTATTGGCATCACAGAGCCATTCGACATTAAACTTTGCCTGCAAAACCATCATAGCATTACTTCTAATAGTCAGATTCTATATAAATTGTATTATGACAAAATACGGTAATACTGACGAAATGCAAAAGTTAGCATGGGGTGGAACTAAAGCAAGTACACCAGATATACTTACTTCTATACAAAATACTGTAACTACTTTAATAAATATTGCATTAAACCGTAATGAAGATTACTCAACAGTTCCCACAGCAATAGGAGATATTGCAAACCTAGTGGGATCTGAGATATTAAGAAATAGAGGCAACAGGGATAACGAATTAACTTCCATTCAAATTATGGATATGATCAAAGTTTTATTAATGTCGTACAAGGATCAAGTTCCATCATCAGAAACAAGATGGGGTTCTGTGTGGTATATCTGAATGACAGTATCATTTACAAATCTTAGCGGAACAAGGGAAAATTTAGACAAAACAATACGTTACACGCTGCAAACAAACTGGACTTCCGCAAATGTTTCTAACATTACTCCAAAGTTTGAATCCGATACAGAGGAAGCAGATGCTATGGCTATGCCTGATGATTCCGTTCTTAATGTAGTACGAGTCAATTTGTTTAGCAGGGAAAGATCAAAGGAAATGGATGTAAACGGTGACGACAAACACAAATGGATATTCAGATTACTAATTGAAATACAAGCAGAGTCGCTTACAATTCTGACCAAGATAGAAGATGAGATTAACAGGATTCTTTGGAACTTAGCTCCAAACAGTTCTACAAGGTTATACAAAAGTGACGGCACAGCAAGCGAAGCAGCATATTTTGAAAATTCCGAAATTACTTTTAATAGAATTAGTCCTCAATCTGAAACAGATTTTACTCCAGTTTCCCAAGCTGAATTAGAAATCTGTTATTTCAGAATAAAGACTTAATACTTCTCTATATGAGGGTTTTTAAAATATAATTATGCCAGTTTCAGCTCATAACATTACAGGTAGGCATGACGTTGTAAAAGAACTCCAATGGGTTACAGAGGGTAATACAGTAACAACTCCGTCTAATTTTGGCACAACTCCAAATTCATCTACATTTACTTTGGTGGGCAATAACACAGAGATTTCGTTACGACCTGACGTACAAATGCTGACAGTTGACGTTCTTGGAACAGAGGACATTATTGATGCAGTAAAATCAGAATCACTTTATGCTTTTTCAATCAGATTTCATCCTATAAACACAGCACTTTGGAAATATGCCTGGAACGCAAACAATCAAACTGATGGACCAGATTCATCATTATCATTTACATATTCATTCAACTTAAACGGTTCTCAATTTTATCAGCACATGAGAGGTTGTAGACCAGCAAGTGCAACAATGTCACTTTCAAGAGGAATGTGGGAATGTGAAATGAATTTTGTCGCAAAAGACATTACTGTGCCAAACACAACTGACGGAAACTCTGGAACACCTGTTTATCAAACATCAGAAACAACTTCTAGCCCAATTATTCATACTGATGGCGGTGGAAGTCCGTTTACATGGAACTCTGTAACTTACGGTGAAAGATCATTTTCTACAACAGTAACCAGAGAAATGGCTATGATGAGTGTCAACGGTGAAACCGACATAACGTATTGCAAACCTGTCAAGCGTACAATCACATTTACAGCAGATGTATTTGCAGGAACAGCTTCAAATCAAACTGCCATGTATACAGACTTTGAAGCAAAAACCGCAAGGACAGCATCATATAAATTCACTTCATCACCAAGCAAGACATTCACATTTACAAATGCAAGAATAACAGATTATTCTATTACACACTCAGCAGGATCAAATGATGCTTTAATTGAGAGCATTACTGCAACAGCAGAATCCGTAAGCGATCTATAACCTTATATATCATTCGTTACGAAATTTTAACGTGTATCTGGATGTAGATAAAAAAGTCTGGAAAATCAGATCAAAGGAATATCCTGTTATTGAAAATATTCCAATGAAGAATTTAAAATGGTTTAGACAGGAATACATCAATATTATCAAGAAAAACGAAGATGGAAAACTAACACAGGTTCAAGCTATGGAGTTTGATGAAACATGGTGGAAAAAATTATGTGAGATAGGACTCAAATCAACAATGGATGATGTATTAAATTCGGAATGTACGGAACGTGAATTTAGAGATTTCATGGCAGAGTTATACATTTTTTTATCCAGTCTTTCGACAATAGACGTAGCCAAGCAGTCAGGTTTATACGATCAAGAGATAAAAACCAAAGAAAGCAAGCCTTAGACGATTATCCAGAATTAATTGATCACATACCTATTCTAAACATGATAAGAGCCAATTTTGGCAATCTCAAAGAAATTCTTGAACTTAAAGAAAAATACGGCATGGATTATCTCGTAGAATTACAATACATCCTAAATATATTGAATCAGGAAGATGAGTTAGATGCCAGTAAAAGCCATAGGAGCTGATTTAGTTGAAAAAAGATTTCAAGCCTTAAAATTAAATTTACCAAATTTACAACAAACATTTTTAACAGAAATATCATCTACCACTAGAGATTTACTTCGTGCAAACACGCCAAAAGATACAGGAAATTTGGCAAACTCATGGTTTGAATTAGATAGGACAAATAATTCAATAACAATAAGTATTCAAGAGTCAGGCGGTAGAACTAAAAATTCTGATAAATTAAAATATATAATCTTTGGAACTAGACCACACCCGATATATCCAGTTAGAGCTAATGCTTTACATTGGATTGATCCAGATACAGGCAGGGATATTTTTGCTTCAAAAGTTAATCACCCTGGAACTCAACCAAATAACTTTATAGCATCAGTTCTTTTCACAATAAGTTTAAACATTGAATCAGTAATGCGTAGATTAATGAAACAATCAGATTCATATTATTCAAATATAGGATTTGGAACATCTACTAATTTTTATACTAGAACTGGAATTACAGGCAAATCAACCAAAACTCCATCTATTATTGGCGGTTTAACTATATTAACACATAGACAAAAAGGAACTAGAAAATCAATAGGTTCAGGTAGAAAAACTTATCAACAGAGAGTTGCAGTTCAAAGAGGAAGTTGGGGTAGATTTAATTTTAAAGGTAAAAACTGATAAACTTCCTTTTATATTAAAAAACAGAGTTTAAACCATGTCTGTTAATGATAAGATTTTAATCAAAATTCAAGCTGATATTACGGATCTGAGTACAAAACTTGATGCGATTGTAGATAAATTAAATGGGTTTCAGCGTGAAGTTAAAAACACAGATACAATTACTCAGCAATTAAACGTTGGACTAAGGGCATTTAGTTGGAGTACATTTATCGGTGGAGCATTAAACGCTTCTACTGCTATTACTCAATTACTTACTTCTACAAGTAATTTAAATCGAGCTCAATATTTAGTTAAACAATCAACAGTATCAGTAGAAAGAGCAGAAGATCAATTAGCAAGAAAAACTTTACAATTAAATAAAGAAATAGAAAAGAACGGAAACTCAACGGAAAAAGCTATTATGTTAAGAAATGAAATAGCGACAGCAACAGAACAATTAGCAAACAAAGAAGAACGATTAAAATTAGCCATAGATCAAGTAAATGACACTTATGTATTGTTTGGCTTAAATGCAGTAAATACTGTATTTGGAACAATTCAAACTCTTATTGGATTAAAAACAATGGCAGCACAAAGAATTTTAGCAAACAAAATTGCACTAGATCAAGAAAGGCTAGCATTAGATTTAAACTCAAGGTCAGCAGTAAGTAATTCATTAGCACATCAAGGCGTAATTGCTTCAAGAGCAGGAGCTGGAGTTGGTCTAGCTTCATTTACAGGTGCGGTAAGCGGTGCAACTGGCGTAGTAGGCAAACTTACAAGCTCATTGGGAACAGCAGGACTTGTAGGATCTCTTATAGCTACTGGAGTAGCATTAGGAGCTCTTGCTCTTGATCAAATAAAAGTAAATGAAGTATTTGATAATACTAAAAGAAAGTTAGATAATTTAGCAGCAGGATATGTAAATGTGGCAGAAGCAAGTGCAACAATGTCACAAGTTACAAAAAATTCAAATGTATTTACTATGGGTTTTACTGAAAATATTGATGAAATTAAGAAAAAAATAGAAGAAGCTGAAAAAGCGTTAGAGGGATTTAGAAAAGATCCAGTTGGATTTAGTAGAGGTAAAAGTCCAGAAGAAGTTAAAAAAATATTAGAACCTCTTGAAAATTTGAAAGCAGCGTTAGCAAGAGAAGAAAAAGAATTTAAAATTTTTAAAGAAAATTTGGATAATATAATGTCAGGTAAAACTTATAAAGATATTAGTCCAGCAGTATTTGAAATATTTGAAAAACAAAAAAATAAACTCATAGAAAGAGTAGAAATATTAGATAGAATAAATTTAAAAGAAGATGAATTTGTTAAAATATTAACCGAACAATTACAAATAATGGTTGATGAAAAGGATTTAACTCAAAAACAGGCAGATTTTATGAAAGAACGAATTTTACAAGAAAGACAATTAAATAATGAGAAAAAAACAGGAAATGAATTATCTAAAAACGAACTTAAATATCAAAAGCAAATCGCTGAATTAAAAAAAAAGCTCAGTCCTCGGTTTATCGCAGAGCAACAGAGGTCACTTTTCGAGTCACTTAAAGCAGGAGAATATGGACTATCAGAAAGCTATCTTAGCCTAAGTTCAGATAATCCAGAAAAACTTGGTTACGTTCCATTTTCAGGTGTTTATAATACCAAAACAGGAGAAGTAAGACATAATTTACAAAATATACGAACAGCAGAAAAAATTGCAAAACATTCTTTTGAAAGAAATGAACTTATAAAATCATATAATTATTTAGAAAAAACAGATCCAACCAATCCTTTATTGCCAGTTATATTAGATAGAATACAACGTCACGAAGATGCCATAAAGAAAATTAAAAAAGAGCCATCTATTACAAGTAGTTATTCAAGTGGTTCAGTTGGATTTAAAATATTACAAGATTGGAAAAAAATAGGTCAAAATAAAGAAGAAAAAGAAAAGGCATTAAAAAGTTTGGCAGACATACAAATAAAGCAGATGATTCGTAATCAAAGTGATTCGCAAGCAAGAGCAATAAGAGATGCAAGTTATAAAAGTGGTTTGCATTTACGCCCTGGATTATCAGCTTCCGATAAATCAAAATTAAATTCTTTAAAATCAAAAGTTGGCAAAGCTCGTGGTGGTCGTCGTGGTAGCAGAGCGCCTCTAAATTATATGCGAGAACAGAAATCAATTATAGCAGGATTAGCTGCTCAACTAGAAAGCGAAATGATGTTTTTAAGTGCAATAGATGAGGGTTTGGAAGATTTTGTTATGAATCAAAACATATATCCAAGCGTTCCTGCCGATTTACAGTTTCCTATAGGTTATCGTGGTCATAGTTATAAAGATACACCATCGTGGGTTGATGAATATTATAAACATTTTCCAGGTCACGTTGCTAGATTTAATAAAGAACTTGCTACTGTAAGAGAAAGATCAGGAATATTAGCTTATACATCATCATTGGGAATGAATCTTCAAACAATTTATAATACAATAACAAATCCAGAAACAGCAAACGACATAGACGATATGCTTCGTTATAATGCTAGGCTTGCACAAATTTCTACAGGAGCTACTGTGATATGACTCTTACACCAAATTATAATCCAAACCCCTTACATCCGCAAGTATTTATTACAAATAAATCGGGTGATATTGTTTACACGTTTACTTCAAAACAACTACAGTCAAGTCCGACACAGGATTTCAAACTGTTCGGATTTCAAATCAATTTAGGTCTAGCGGATAATTTTGGTAATGCCACATTATCAATACATGATCATAGCAACATTTTTACAAATTCAAGCGACATTAACAGGTCCAGCGTAATAGATAGAGAATGGGGTATTCAGATATATCTAGGTCATTCATTAGCAACAACATACAGGGCATTTTATGGAAAAATTAAAGACGTATCAGTAGAACGACCAGCAACCAATACTCAAATGCTGACTTTAACCTGTGTGGGTTGGGGTGTGATTCTTAGAGAAAGGTTATCAAGGTTATACAGGTCGCAAAAAAAACAAAGTGACGGAGAAACACTAGACGATACAGATACCACTACAAGAATTGATAATTTGTTACTTGATTTATTTGAGAAAAAAGATCATCAAATTGACGACAACATTACACAACTATCAAACATAACCGCACAGATAAGCACTACAGGAAATGGTATTTGTGAGGATTGTACTGCAATAAAAATTGCACAGGTTACTTACACGCTGGCTTCTTACGCACAGATAGTTTCAAACTTGGTTGCAATAACAAACAGCACATGGCATATAAACCAAGACAGGAAATTAATAGTCCAAGATCCAAGTGTACATGATTCTGGAATACTTATCACAAACAATCTGTCGGGCGATCAGGCACAGAATTGGGATTACACCAAAATCGGCTACATTCTAAACAGTCCTGTATCTTGGAGTGATACTTCTGCTGACACATGGTATAGCTTTATTCACGGTTATGGACATTTTTCAGCAAATTTAGTTGCTTCTGACGGACAGACACCAAATGCAACCTTTAATTTAAATTCAAAATGGATTGCAATTCCGTTTACTGTTCCATCAGACAACATATTCAAGATAGCAGTACGTTCAATTCAAACAGGAACTCCTGCATCAGATGCAAAGGTAGAGATATGGGGAGATACAGGCGGTTCTGGTCCAGATTCAGGAGATATACGAAGATCAATTTTATTAAACTCAACTACATTAAAGTTGCTTGGAACTACAACTCCTGCGGATTTTTTTGAAATTCCAATCAAACCAAAATTGGAAGTTACGCCAAACGAGCAACTTTACATAGTATTTCCTATTTATGGCACGGCAACAAACACATTTAATGTTGATTACAAGACAGGCTCAGGAACGTATTGGGATTCATCAGACGGAACTTCTTGGACAGCACGAACTGGAACTCCTGCTTTTAGAGCCTATGATGCAAGAAGATTGGTGTCTACTTTAGAAAATACCTATGTGGAATCTCAACTGTCAGAGCCAAGAGAACGAATGTTTCCAATTAGGGCAGACATGGAAGAACAGACAGTCAGGCAAACCTTACTACAGGCAGGCGATCTTTTAGGTCGTCAGAGAAGAATGTATTCAAGCATTAGAGTAAGCCCTATTGCCTCAAGAATAGAATTGAATACGTTTTGTAAAGTTGTGGATGCAAAGTCTGGCCTTAACACAAAGGCAAACATTATTGGAGTGT